ATAAAGAAAAACTTTTCCATTATTATCTGGATTAGCTGGATCTTTAACAACGTAAATATTTGAAATATATTTCAACTTACGTTTACGATCACGAGCAAGATTTTGGTTTTCTTGAGAACCTGTAGCCCACAATTCCGAATTACTTTCACAAACTGGACATGGTTTTCCAATAGTGGTTAAACAATTATCAATTAACCATCCGCCTGGGCCTTTAAAACCATGATTAAATATACGAACCCAAGGCAAATCTTCTCCATCTGTAGGGGGAAGGAAACGAATAACAGCATAACTGTTACCAGACTTATCGATAGTCGGTTTCCAAAATCTATCATCAATGGATGAAGAATTATTTTGAGGGGATGTGGTTTTTTCTAACTCTTGAGTTAGTCTAGAAAAGTTTGAACGATTCTTTTTTAGTGCGGCAAAAGACATATTTTTCTCCTTTATATACGATGTATGCGTTTTGTATTTTTACTAATATAACTTAATATTCGTTGTATGTCAAGCTGTAAATTAAATAAATTTACCATAATTTTCATAATAATCTTCAATCAAAATGTTTTTAACAACATCAACATAATATTTGGTATCCATGTCTAAAAAAGACATGTAATCTTTTATTTTCTTCTTATATATAGGCCAATAAGTTGTATCTTGTATTTTAACGTTATCTATAAATCCAAATATTTTTTGAAAGATAACTACAGTTTCCAAACAAATTTCACCTCTTTTTTCTAATCTTACAATTAATGGATAGTCTCCATCAATCGATTTAAAAATATCATTAAATTCTATATTTTCTTCAGTTCCATTATCAAATATTTTCTTACAATCATTAGAAAATTTGTATCTAATGCTTTGTATTCTTTTTTTCCATGATTTATATATTTCAAATGTTTCTTTGTCTAATAAATTTCCTGTCCACATAAATTCATTTCTTGATACAGCTAAATTTCCATTTTCTGTAACATTCAAAAATACTGATAATAAAAATTCTTCTAAAGATTTTTTATCAAATCTTCTTGATAGTTCTTGAAATGTACTACGATCTCTTCTTGAAAGATATGCTTCTTTTTTAACAGAAACGAGACCTTTATACTTTTTATAATCATAGTTTTTATTAAAATGACTTTTGATAGCTACGTAAATTCTAAAAGCTTCAAAATCATCTATCTTTTTACTAGACATATAAATCATAAAGGCAACTTCTCAGTTGATCTCTCAACTAAATGCAATCCTTCTGCTTCATATCTTATTTTATCTTTTATAAATGAACTTAGGAGAGGTGTTATATTCTCAACTTCTAAATTATTTTCTTCACAATAATATGTTATAGTCTCAATATATGACATTTTCATATCTATAACCTGTTTTTCTATTTCATCACAAAATTCTTTAGAACTTTTTATTTTTAGTGCCATAATTATATACTCCTATCATGTGTTATAGTATATATTAAATCAATATACACTATAACACTAATTTTGTCAATACCCTATTCAGCTTTCCAAATAGTCCATAATCCCCAAACAATTACTGCATATGCAGCAAGTTTGACAAAAGGACTTCCCATTAAAACCACAACTGCCATAATAATCATTAAAATACCGTCCCATGAAGTTCTTTCATTTTTTCTATCTAGAGTCCAGTTTTTTAGTCTTGTTAACATTTGTAATATTCCTTTTTTTTAGTGTTCGTGGGGCATTTGCCCTTCTGGATGTGAATGCACAGTTCCATCATCATGCCAATGTTCATCTAATTCAACAACGCTAGTTTTCAATCCTATATCTTCTAAATCAGTTGGAAGATTTAGAGGCATATCATCTGTGTATAGAGAATGTGGTGGATGATAGTCATCAGGCATAGTTGTATCATATTCAGCATTTTCATCTGGAACATACGCCCATGTCATTGTTGGTAAATCTGGAACATCTCTTTGATGTTCTACTAATTCAGTCATTAGATCTCTTGCATTTTTTCTTCTATCAAGTTCCAATCCACAAGCTCTACCTTCCATTTCTAACATAACTTTAACTTCTTTTTCCATCATAGAGGCTTGTCTCTTCATATCTTCCATCATCATTATCATAGATTCTGTGTGATGCCACATTATTAGATTCCTTTCTTTGTTGATTGTTAATAACTACTACTTTGTGAAGAAGTATTTTGGGAACTAGTTCCGCTCTGACTTGGAGGAGGGCCAGTATAAGCACCAGAGGATGTTCCGCTAATCCCCAAGGCTGCGTTAGATGTGCTAACAGCTGGAATTTTACTAGTATCAACAATCACTCCAAATCCAGATTTGTTCAGAAAGTTATCTCCTGTTCCATCTGAAGACGTTGTATCGTATGTCATCACTACATCTGTTTTCTTAAATAAAGATTCTCCCCCAGAAAAATTAAATGGAAGTACTCCAAACTTTGAAGTATTTGAGAATAAATCAGTTACGTATGTTCCTTTTATATCTCCAGTAGTTTCACCTATTGATATATGTGTTTTAACACTAGGATATCTTACCAAGTCCCAAGAAGAAATTAATGTCTCTTTACTAATGAAATTTTCGTATGGAGACTCTACCTCAAATAAATTATATGTAGCAGCAGGAGTGTTTTCATCTTTAAACAAATTCCACTCTAGATAAGAATTATTATTATTAGTTAGAGACTTCACTATAATATAAATGTAAACTGGATAAGCAGTTTCGTTCATATAACTTACTTCTCCACTATAGTTTATATAAGTTGCACCTATGTCATCAAATTTTATTTCTCCAAATCTGTTCTTGGTTCGAACATAATAAGAAAACTCTATGCTATCATTTCCAGAAACTGTAGTAGAAACAGTTCCTCTAATTCTTTGGCCAGGATATAATTTTTGGAATACCTGAAAATTATCAGTATTTGTGAATTCTATCTTTAGAATAGAATTTCGCTCTCTTGGTTTTGGAAATTCGAATTTCCAAGCTTGCAAATAAAAATATCCTATACCAACTGTCTTATCTTTATTTGCCCATGACGGTTTCCATTTATAACTAATAAAACTTGGAACGGCCATTTTTATTCTATTACTTTTTAATGTTATCTGTTTAGACATTATTTTTCCTAAAATCTATTTTTATATTCTGCAACCATTTCAATAAGTTCATCTATATGTTCATCTCTCTTAGATGTAAAAACTTCTGGCTCATATTTATCAGAAATTGCTGCAATAATTATAAGACTATTTATAGGAATTTTATATCTCTCTTCAAACATAACAGCATATCCAGCAGCTTGTCTAAAATATTTTTCTAATTTTCCGTATTTATCACCAATCATACTCTGTCTAGAAGTTTTAAAATCTATGATAGAAATTCTACCATCGAATTCTGCAACACAATCTACAGTACCGGCAAGTCCTAAGTGATCTGAATACATAGGATGTTCTTGCGCCCATACATTATCAATTCGTTCATCTAATACTGGTTTGATTTTTAAAAATGTTTCTATATCATATGGCATAGTTTTTTCAGTTTTCCATATGATATTATTTAAATGATTTTCTGCCATTTGATGGACACTTGTTCCACTTCTGGAAGCTTGAGTAGTTATTTTATTTGCAGTTTCGTGACCAACTCTGTCTCTCCATTCCATTATAGCTTTTGCAGAAAACCAAGATAACACAGTTGTTATGGATGGATATTTATTTCCATCTGGTGTTAGATACCACCTTTTTCCATTCTCATTAACACGATCAAGTTTATTAATTGGTAAATCAGCAGAAACATGATTAAACATTATATATCCTTTTTATCTCTCTTCCAAGATTCAATAATTAAATCAATGTCTTTATGAAGTTCATTTTTTATTTCTAATTGTCTATCAACAATTGCCAAAGTTATCATATGTAAAAAAGCTATATCATCTATAAATTTTGAATCAGTTTCATTAAAATCATAATCGAGTATTAATGTATTCATTACTTGAACAATAATATCTCTTGTTATTTGTTGACTTTCATCGCCATAT